AATGCCAGGCTAACTGACAAACGAAGATCCAGAAAGAGAATGGTAGATAGGGGATAGCGAATTTTCCAAGGCTGACGGCCATCTAATTCATCACTGTGCGCATCGATAGAAACAATAAAATCAATCATAGTAGTTACCTCTATCTATAGTGTACTACTTTGATTGATTTTGTCATTATGATTATCGCTTTCTGAAAACTATATTTTCTTCATGCGTTTGGCGTGGCGAATAACATGAAACAAGAAACAAAAATCTATTTAACAGCAGAGCAATTAAAAAACTTTGGTGATAGCTTATCGGACATCATGAATAGACTAGAAATGACTAACAACAACATTGAGGTTTTAGAAGTTATTCAAAACAGCGATGAAATAAAATTTGATTGGCTAGCCAGAAAGTTTTTATCAACTACTTATGAGCAAAACCGACAAATCAATAAGCTATTAAATGACGTTTCCTTTGCATTGTTAGAATGCGATAACGAGAAAGAATTAGAGGGGCTTAAATCATGATATACCAAGAAATCAATTTACCTATCTGGGCACAGTTGCTTATTATGGCTATTCTTATTCTAATTGGTATTGAAATAGCTACAATCAAGCCTTTAGAAGCTCCAAAAGAGGTTAAGGAACAAATACCTGACAACCATGTAAAAGAGCGATACGGGGCTTATATTCAACTTAGAGGACGTTATTACAATTAAGGAGACAGACCATGACAGATAAAGAATTAAATAAAATAGCTGACCTTATCAATGAACGTGTAACGTTTGCCGAATTAGAAGAATTCAAGCACTTGGAACAGCGAGAAGATAGGGAAGCATGGGTTAAAAATCAGATTGCCAAGCTAGATAAAGGAGAAATATTGCTATGACATTATCAAAGAAAGAAAAAGAATTTTTAAGCTGTTTGGGGGTTGAAAAGGGAAATATCAAGACTACTAAAGAGGTTTTAAATGGTCTGAATTTGTCAGAACGTGGGGCGCGTGACATGATTAACAGGTTATTAATCAAGTACGGTTTAGCGGTTGGCGGTCTACGTAATCGAAGTGTTAACGGTGTATTTATCGCAGAAACACAGGAAGAGATCATGGAAATCTTAACACCTCTTATCAATCAAGTAAACGAGGAACAGAAACGAATTACAGCGCTAGCCAATTCAGACCCTGAAAAGTCTAGGGAGCTTGTCAAGAAACTGTTAGAGGGGGCATAAGCATGTTTAGTTTGAGTAGAGAGAGTGAGAACAGTCTCAAAATGGAAGTGCTGAAGCTGGTATCTGGTTTTCTAAAGTCCTACACCAAGCCGAAGCCTAAAACATTGGGACTAATCACACAAGACGAGTTACAAACAGAATTAAATATCAAGTATGGTACGGTGAAGCGTTGGGAAGAAGCTGGGCTAAAACGATACATGCCACCAATCGAAGGCACGCGCACTGTATTCTACAAAATTGATGACGTTTTACTATTTTTAGGAGTAGAAAAATGATTGATGACATTATATTAGAATTAAATGACCTACAGCAGTTAACAACTGTGGCTTTGGTTGGTGATAATTTGAACACTAGTCAAGCAGTTTTACGAGTAATTAAACAAAAAATACCACGGCTTATTGAAATTTTAGAGGAGTTGGATAATGGGAAGATATAATATACACCCTGCACAAAAAAGTGGACATTATCACGAAGAAAGAGAATACAGAGACCGGCGCCCTACATTGGAACAACAAAAAGAGCGAAAGAGAATTAAAAAATTGAAAAAGAAACGAAGAAGAGGGTATTAGTATGTACCAGTTGATTAACTTACAAATTAATAAACAAGTTTTGCCTTTATTTAACTTTCTAAAGGACAATCCCACACGAACCATAGCCAAAGACAACCATGTTATGATGACCTACTGCCAGCTACCAGACTTTTATCTAGTGCCATTTAGCTATAAAGGTATCACGGTAACGGTAACCGCCACAGACGACCTAGAAAGCTATTTAGCGGATGGTTGGCAGGTTGCTAGAGATTATCAGATAGCAAGCGTACAAGACAAGCTAGCGGGTATATTGGACGAGTTAGAACATGAATACCTAAATAGGCAGAGAGCAGGAAGCCCATTGCCTATTATGGGGCTTGTGTTTGATTGGATAGCTTACGGACTATCTAGCAAAGAAGAAATCATAGCCTTTGTTAAGTTATTCTATCTGAACGGCTATTCATACGAGCAAATCACACAGTTATACGCTAGTTTAACCAAAAGCAATAACCTTAATATCTGTTTTCTAAACACCATTAATACGATTTTCAAGGAGGAACTGAATGAGCGAATTTTTAGAACGGCTTAATGAAAAAGTGCCAGACATTGAAACACCATTGCCAGCACCAATCACAGAGGAGCAAGAAGACAATCATTTAACAACGTTTAAAAATATAAAAAGCGTGTTATTTGATGAGGTTGAAAAAATCAAACGTGATGCCTATGACCGTGCTTATCAAGAATACATGTTAGAGCATGAGAATGCAGAGGATAAGACAGCAAGAGCATACGCCGAGAAAGCGCGTAAAAAAGCAACTCCAAACACACCTCTTGCCGTTGCAATTATCTTAAAAAAATATATTCACTTTACACGTATCAAACCAGAGGGGCAAAATCAGAAAGCGCCTTTGTACTTTTATCACCCTGACAAAGGTATCTACACCGAGGATAACGAATTCTTACAAGATTTGATTATGTTGATTTTTCCCAACGCTACTGAAAAGCAGGCATTTGATACGCTTTACAAAATCGCACATCAAAGCCCAATCAAGAAAATACAAGGTGAGTATACAGCTATTGGCAAACAACTTTTTAATAACAAAACAGGCGAGTTTGAACCTTTCAATCCTAAAATCATTGTCACTAGAAAAATCAAAACCGCCTACAATCCTTATGCCAAAGAGCCAACTATAAACGGTTGGAAAGTGATAGATTGGCTTAAAGAATTGTTTGACGGTGATAAGGACTTGTACCAGCTTGCTATCCAAATTATTAAAGCGAGCGTTACAGGTCAATCACTAGAAAAAATTTTTTGGTTGTACGGAGAGGGCGGAACGGGTAAAGGAACTTTTCAACAGTTGCTAATAAATTTGGTTGGTTTAGAAAATGTTGCAAGTCTTAAAATTACAGCCTTAAATAAAAGCCGTTTTACGACTTCTATTTTACTTGGGAAATCGTTAGTTATCGGTGATGACGTTCAAAAAGACGCTATTATTAAAGATACCTCGGACATGTTCAGTCTTGCCAGTGGTGACATTATGACAATTGAGGACAAAGGGAAAAAGCCTTACTCGTTAAGGTTGAACATGACTGTTGTACAGTCTTCTAACGGTCTCCCACGTATGAATGGTGATGTATCAGCAATTGACAGGCGATTTAGAATTTTGATATTTTCAAGCAGATTTAAAGATAAACCAAACCCAGCTATCAAAAAAGATTATATCAATCGCAAAGAAGTTCTAGAGTATTTGGTTAAGTTAGCAATTGAAACACCATTAGAGGATATCAATCCTAAGCAATCTCAAACCTTATTAGGTGAACATCAAAAGGACATTAACCCTGTTTTAGATTTTGTTGAAAAGACATTTAAAGAAGATTTGGCGAGTGAATTTATTCCAAATGATTTTATCTGGTATTGTTGGAAACAGTATCAAGATTATTTTAACCAATCGGTTTTTAAAACTGAAAGAACATTGCACAGAGATATTAAGCAAGTTTTACCACCATTTTTTAGAGCTGGTGTAAGGACTATCCCAGCAGGCAGGCAATTGCATTTAGGCTTTTACCCTAAAGAGGATACACCAGACTATGCTAGTCTTGCGACCTATTCAAACGGCAGAGAAACACCAGAGAAGCGCAAGAGATCAAAACAAGATAGGGGATATTGGAATAACAACGCAAAACGCAAGTGATTTATATGACGTTTGTTACATTACAAACAGAAAACGTCACACGAGCTACCCTTAGAACCCCAAGGCTTTAATACATTTTTTACATTTATTACATTAAAAATAAAATATATATAAAATAAAGCAATATACGCTCTTAATATATATAAAGAAAATTTTATCTGTATATGTAATAATGTCACAACATGTTGAAAAGCTTTGAGCCCCAAGGGATAGCAGGTTTTGCATAATGTCACACAAATGTCAAAAACGTCACAGAATCAGAAAGGATAAAGAAAAAATGAAAATTAAACTAATGAGGAATTTGAAAACAGGGTGAATTCTTTTATTGCTATAAGAAAGTGATTGATATTAAATATCGAGAAGCAACTTATGGAACTTATGAGGAAAAGGATGCATATTTAACAATCATAGTTATGTATGAGGAGGTAACTAATATGACTAACAACAATCAAACAACAGCATCAATGACACTAGCAGAACTCAAAGCATGGGTAGAAGAAACTTGCGAGCTATCCGAGCTATTACAGACCAAAGACTATAAGAGCTATCTTCCTGAAGAGAAACAAGAAGAATTTGAAGCAATCGCTTTTAGTGTTTTCAATTGTTTGGAAAGCTTCTTGATGATGTTAGAAGATAATGAATTACATTATCAACCAAAGCCAATCGAGGAAGAAAGTGACTTGGATAACCAAGCTGACGAAATGACACAATATAATGAGCTGATGAAAGAAGTAGAGGATAGCGACAAGGGAGCGCGTGATATTGCTTATGATGATACTGTTCAAGTCTGTAGACGTTGATAATGAGTATCAAGGTTTAGAGTATTACAATACAGAATTAAACAAAGAAGACTAATAATATAGAGTCTAGTGGTAAAAAGTCAAGAGAAAGTTGAGTAAACTTTATTTGATTTTTCAGAAAAAAGGGTGCACTAAAAACACCTAGCGAAAAGCGCTTTTTTTCACTAGCTTAACCAAGGACTTGTGCCGATAATCACTTATCTTCCATAAGCCTCCTTGGTGGCGTATAGAGTTGGCGGTTGCGTAGTAGCGCATCCACCAGACGCACAAATTTTCTTGCGGTTAAGACGATGGCACGTTTGTGTTGATGTTTAGGAACTTCTTGATACTTTTTCTTGTAAAAGGCGTTGTACTCACTATCATGTCGTCTGACAGAGTTGGCGGCTTCAACTAAGTAATAACGGAGATAGCGATTGCCTCGTTTGACAAGGTCAGTATTTTGAGAGTTAGTGTTCCCAGATTGATTCTGTTTCCAATTCAATCCTGCATATTTAGCGACTTGAGGATGGTCTTTAAAGCGTTCAATCTGTCCAATTTCAGCGATAATCCCTGCAGCGTAAACTTTACCAACACCAGGTACAGAAGTTAAGCACTGGTATTCAGGAATGACTTCCACCATGTCTTCAATCGCTTTATCAATATCTTTAATCATTTGTTCGAGATTTCGGATTTCTCGAGCTAATAGACCGAGAACAACATTGACCGAATCTTGCTGGAGTTTAGGAAGACGGTAAGAGCCTCGGATAGCTGCTTGAATGGCTTTGGCTAGCTTTTCAGGAGCTTTGAATCGTCCTCTCCCTAATTTTTGGATAAAGTCCGCTAGGTCTTTGAGAGGAACGTTGGCTAACTCATCTAGGGTGTAGTCTTCTGTCATTAGAGAGATGATAGTGCTAGACCAGAGAGAGGTCGTTAGGTTTTCATTCTTGATTTCAGTTGATAAGGTATTACACTTATAATAAATATTTTCAATAAAGTGTTGTTTGGTTCTTGTCAACTGTTCAATGAGTTGAAGCCTCGTTCTGGTTAAGTGTTGGAGTGCTAGATACTTTTCTTCTTTGAGAAAAGCAGGTGAGAATCGCTCAATACGGAAATAATCGGCGATGTAGAAGGCATCAATGGTATCATTTTTACTTTCTTCAAAGGCTTCCCGATATTTCTTAATCTTATTGGGTTGTTCCACCATGACTTCAACGTTTAAAGCTTTTAACTGGCTATCCTCATGAAAGAACATAGCAGGGTGAAAGCTATATAGGCTGGTGGCTTCCATACCAATGACAATACGTTCAAATGAATAGGTGTCATTGAG